ACACTGGTCCAGATGATACAGATTACCGCGGTGCAGTAAGTGCCAACTCAGTAAGTGGTGATGGCTCATTGAATTATGACAGTATCACTGGTGTGTTCAGTTATACTGGTCCTACTAACTCTGACTATCGTGGCGCAGTAAGTGCAACCAAAGTCAGTGGCGATGGCAACTTTTCTTACAACAGCACAACTGGTGTATTCAGTTACACTGGTCCAAATGCTACAGAGGCTCGTGCTCACTTCTCAGCCACAGGTGATTTGTCATACAACTCAGGCACAGGTGTATTTGACTTCTCAATGTCAAACCACGACACTGACGACTTGGTTGAAGGTCCAACAAACCTTTACTACACTGACACTCGTGTTAGAAATGCAGTAAGCCTGACCACTGATGACTCAACTGTATTGGCATATGATGCCACCACAGGTGTGTTTACTTTTGATCTTGGCAACACCAACACTGATAAAGTAGCAGAAGGTGCAAGCAATTTGTATTTTACAACTGCTCGTGCTCGTAACAGTATCAGCAACGGTAGCAACATCAATTATGATGCCGCAACTGGTGTAATCAGCACTGATGCCGCAGTTCACAGCGTTAACGGTGCAGTTGGTGTTGTAGTTCTTGACACCGACGACATTGCAGAAGGTTCAACAAACCTTTACTACACCGATGCTCGTGCAAGAGCCGCAGTGAGTTTGGTGTCTGACGACAACAACATCCTTGCCTATAACACAGGCACAGGTGTGTTGACATTCGTAACACCTACTACCGATTCAATCGACGAAGGTTCAGTAAATCTTTACTACACCGACGCTCGTGCAGACGGTCGTATTGCAGTAGCAAGTATTCGTGATCTTGCAGACGTTGATAGTGTTGCATCACTCGATGACGGTTTTACTCTAGTTTGGAGTAGTGCCGCTCAGAAGTTTGTTCCACAAAACGTTACAACTGCAACTACCACACAAAACTTTACAGCCAACGGAACTGATACCAGTTTTGCACTAGGCTTTGAAGTGGCTGGTATTGAAAACACAACTGTGTTTATCAACGGTTTGTATCAAGCACCTACATACTCATATACCATTAACACAGTTAACGGTGATACAAGTATTGTGTTTGATACGGCTCCAGAGGCCAATGACGTCATTACAGTTAGAAGCGTAAGTGGCGCAACATTGAACGCTGTGGGTGTGTTGAACGAAGATAGCCAAGTTGACGGCGGAAGTTTCTAATTTCTTAGTCAATTGAGCAACTTGGAAACCCGGGCCAGTGCCCGGGTTTCTTTTTATAAATAACCCAACGCCCAAAGGGCGTAAACGGATTTTATAATAATGCCCATTTTTCGTGGATCTCAGTTTGTAAGCAGTATTTCTGACTTCAAAGATAGTGTTCGCGCCTGTGCGACCTCGAATATTAACCTTGGAACAACTGTTTCTTCCATAGACGGTGTAACTCTCGTCAAAGACGATCGTGTGCTATTGTCCGGACAAAGTTTGTCAAGAGAAAACGGCATTTATATAAAATTACAAAATGGCACCTTAACTAGATCTAAAGATGCTGATTCAGCAATGGAAATTACTTCAGGCCTACGAGTTTACGTTGAAGAAGGCACAACCGAATCTAAAAGTCAATGGCTTTTGACCAATACAGGTAGTATCACAGTTGGAACAACCAACTTAACTTTTGTCAAAACAAATCAGTTGACATCAGCCCTGGCAGGACAATATGGTGGATCAAACAAAGTCATCACTGTCACAGTAAATTCCAGCGGCATTATTACAGCCATAAGTGATACCAGTGTAACTTTGACCAACACAGTCAACGGACAATCAGGATCAGTGGTTTTAGAAACCGATGACATTGCCGAAGGCTTAACCAACCAATATTTTACCACAGCCCGTGCAAGATCCAGCATTGCTGTCGGGGGAGATTTGGCCTACAATTCCACCACTGGCGTTGTTTCTTACACAACTCCAACCACTGATGGCATAGCAGAAGGTTCAACAAATCTTTATCATACCACAGCCCGGGTAAGAAATTCATTGAGTGGTTCAGGAGTCATTGGTTACAACACCGGCACAGGCGTTATTACCTACAGCCCGGCCGCACTCACCATCGGAAACGGCTTGACTGGCACCAGTTATAACACCAGTGAACCCACAACAATTGCCATTGATACCACAACAGTAGCCACTGTTTCCGGCACACAAACGCTGGATAATAAAACCATTGATGGTGGCACTTTTCCTGACAACGTTTAACCAAAAATTATACAGAATCTAAGTCCAAAAAACTGGACCTACCGCTAAATAGTCCTTGGAAGCAAGACCCGATCAACCTTGCAAAAACCCGCGGGAGTATATACTCAAATGGCAAATACCATTATTTTAAAGCGTAGTGCGACACAGGGCAATGTGCCAACCACAGCCCAACTCGAACTAGGCGAAATCGCTATCAACACATATGATGGCAAAGTGTTTATTAAAAAATCAGTGGCAGGCACACCTAGCATTGTTGAAGTTGGTGCAGTAAAAAGCGTCAACACTTTGACAGGTGCTGTGGTTCTTGACACTGACGACGTTTCAGAAGGTTCAACAAACCAGTATTTCACCAACGCCAGAGTGCGTTCAGCCGTAAGTGCTGGCACAGGTATCAGTTTCAACAGTTCAACTGGTGCAATTTCAACAGTTCAAAACATTGCAACATCAGCATCTCCTGAGTTTGCTGGGTTGACATTGACAGGCACTGGCACAGTTCGTAACATCCTGCCTTACGCCAACAACACCTATGACATTGGTTCACCAACAATGACGTTCCGACACGTTTATGTTGGTCCAGGTTCTTTGTATGTTAACGGCAAGCAAGTTATTACAGACGACTCAGGCACAATTACAGTTTCTACAGACCTTGACCAAAACCTACAGTTCAAGACCACAGGTTCAGGTGCCCTACAACTAGTCTGCGGTGCTCAAGGCACAATCGCCGTCAACGGCACATTACAGATTGCTTCAGGAAATAACATCACTGACTCAGCAGGCGTAAAAGTTCAATTTGGCGACGCTATCGAAATGAACAGCAACAAGATCATTGGTCTTGGTGCTCCAAGTTCTTCAACTGATGCCGCCACAAAAGGTTATGTTGATACACAAGTCAGCGCAATCAGCACCAGCAGTATTACACAAGGTAACTCAAACGTTACAGTAACAGATTCGGGTTCTGGAACAGTAACAGTTTCTGTTGATGGTTCAACTGCATTGACAGTGACTTCAGCAGGTGTTACAGTGGCCGGCAACTTGACAGTTTCAGGTGCAACCACAACTGTTGAATCAAACACAATCAGCCTGGCTGACAACATCATTACATTGAACTCAGATGCCACTGGCAATCCAACACAGAACGCTGGTATCGAAGTTGAGCGTGGTGATGAAGCCAACGTTCAAGTTCGCTGGAACGAAGGTTCAGATGTATGGCAGTTCACAAACGATGGTGCAACTTATGTTCAAATTGCCACCAACACTGACACATTGTCAGAAGGTTCAACAAACCTTTATCACACAACTGCTAGAGCACGTGGTGCCGTAAGTGCTTCAACTTCCACTGGTGTTGCTTACAATTCAACCACAGGTGTAATCAGCCTTGGTTCAATTCCTAACGCATCATTGACCAACAACAGCATCACCATCAACGGTAGTGCCGTTGCATTGGGCGGAACACGCACATTGGGCACAGATGATGTTGCAGAAGGCGCAACAAACCTTTACCACACAACTGCTAGAGCACGTGGTGCCGTAAGTGCTGGCACAGGTGTTTCATACAACAGTTCAACTGGTGTTATCAGTGCAGATACTTCTGTAATGGCTACCAAGTCATATGTTGACACAGCAGTGGCTGGCAAAGACAATACAGATGAAATCACTGAAGGTTCAACAAACCTTTACTTTACAAATGCTCGTGCTCGTAGTGCTGTAAGTTCAACAACTGGTTCAGCAGGATATAACAGCACCACTGGTGTTATTACAATCCCAAGCACAACTGCACACATCTCAGAAGGTGCAAACCTTTACTACACAGATGGTCGTGCAAGAGCCGCAGTGAGTTTCACAGCAGGTTCAGGTGCTTACAACAGTTCAACTGGTGTGTTCACTATTCCTACCAACACAAACCAACTGACCAACGGTGCAGGTTTCGTTACAAGTTCTGGTGTTACCAGCGTAGCAACTGGCAACGGTTTGACAGGTGGCACAATCACTGGCACAGGCACATTGTCAATGAGTGGTTCTTACTCAGGCAACTTTGCTGTAACAGGTAACATTACTGCCACAGGTGAAGTAACTGCTTACTACTCTGACCAACGTTTGAAAACAGACATCAATCCTATTGAAGGTGCTCTAAGCAAGGTCATGGCAATTGGTGGTTACACCTACAAGGCCAACGAACTTGCGGCTGACTTAGGTGTTTCAAACTTTGACAACCAAATTGGTTTGCTTGCTCAAGAAGTTGAAGCAGTCATGCCAGAATTGGTCACTCAGTCTGCATTGGCTGGTTACAAGACCATCCGTTATGACAAAGTGGTTTCAGTGCTAGTTGAAGCGATCAAAGAGCAACAAGCAATGATCGAAGAACTTCGCCTCGAGGTGAAGAAGACTCTGCATTAAGAACTAAGTAGGCAAGGAGAATACTATGCCAAGAGCACTTCCTGCTACAGGTTCAGCAAAGTCCATGGGTCGTGTGCGTAAAGCATTTTTTGGTTCAAAGCCCGGTGCCAGCAGTAACATTCAGTTGCGCGGCACATTGGGTGCCCAAAGAGGCGTCACAACAGGCTCAGTAACAATGAGCGGGTTGATGGGCGGCTACTACGCACCATATGACACCGACGACAACGACAACTAAACCAGTCAAGTAGCAAATCTAAAAGGGCACAGAAATGTGCCCTTTTTTCTTTTCTGGTCTAAACATCAAGCCTTTCCAAAGATACATAATTCTACTATTAGGAGGGCTTATGAGCAATTCAGCCGAAGACATCGTTAACAATGCCAGAAACATACAGGCTGGCATGCCGTTTAGAACCGACTTTGAACGTGAAAATTTTCTTTTCAATACTGTTGAAGGACCAAGACTGATTTTGGTTCTTTGCCAAGACTTGGAACAACTCAACAGCGTGTATGAAAACTGCAGGTTTGATTGGGAAAAGAAACAGGTTCTTGACGAAATGACCATTGTCAACAACAAGGTCAAAGAACTACAAGAACAATATGGCACTGATATTGCTCGTGTTGTTGAAGAAGATGAACCAAATTATTGGGCAGAGTCTATGGCTCGTCGGGCCGCAATTGAAGCACTAACACAAAAAATGACGCACGACACCATGGCTGACATGTTGAATCTTCCACTGCCAATCTACGAAGCCGCTGTAACCAAATGTCAAACTTACATCAATGTAGTTTCTAAAACTACCAGGGCCGCAGAGCGCAAGGCAAACATGGCCGCAAGACCCGAAGTTGATGACGACGAAGAATAAATGGTTTTTGGAAGTTCTGTTTTTCAAGAAGCGGCACACAGCGAACTAACACCTGGCCGTGTTGTAATCTGTGTGCCAACCAATGGCCTAGTTCACGCACAATTTACCTACTGTCTTATTGAGGCCATACGTTACACAGAAAGTCAAGGCGTATCAGTTCATGTCAACATGGACGAAGGCACAGTTTTAAGCAATCAGCGCCAGCATTTGGCCTATACAGCGGTTGTAGATCATCGTGCCGATCACATCATGTGGTTGGACAGCGACATGACATTTCCTGCAGATGTGATATTGCAACTGCTAAAACACAATCGAGATGTGGTATGTGCCACTTACAGCAAACGAGTTGAACCTTTTCACGCCACAGCATTCATAGACATTGATCCAGTGGTGCCTGTTCCTATAAAAGGACGGCTCAAGCGAGTAAAGTATGCAGGCATGGGCTGTATGTTAGTCAACGCTGATGTCATGCATCGCTTGCCAACACCTTGGTTTCCGCTGATCTGGCATGAACCCAGTCAAAGTTGGCACGGCGAAGATATGGGTTTTTGTGATTTGTTAGAAAAAGAAAATGTTTCCATTTACTGTGATATTGAATTGAGTCTCACAGTTGGTCACATTGGCCAGCAAGAATTTCTGTTGAATCGGGAAGACTAACAAAAAATCCACACCAGCGATTTAGACGTTTTAAATTTATACCAGCACTGACATGGTATTCGGGTAGTTTGTAATCTCTGACAATGTCTCGCATATAAGCGCCATCAATGACTGTGCTTTTGACCAGCAGACTTTTTAACTCAAGGTCTTCGCAGGCAATTCTAACAATGGGATGTTGCCAATCGCTGTCTAACACACGCTTTCTAACTTCTAGATACCATCTTTCAGCGTAAGTCACTGCAGGTTTGTAAATCGAATTAAGAAAAGGATTGTTCAGCGTAGGATGCATACAAGAAAACAGTGGCACCTGATAGTGTGGCCCCGAATACAGTTCAGTTGATGCTGTGTTTTTAATCAGCCTTAGAGTCATTGTAAACAATGCTTTCTAGTGCATTCTTAAATGCACGACTACTAAACATTTTGCCGGTATTTCTATGCAACGGTGTGGGCCAGGAATTTATGTCAATCCAGCAATAGCCTGCGCTTTCTTCATTGAGTTCAGGAACAAACTCGTCTTCACACAGTATAAGATAACTCACATGTCTGAATCTGTTGTCTTTGGAAACAAAAGTATAGATATGGCTGATGGCAACAGTATCCGGAACACCAGGCCAACCTAGTTCTTCGCAGAGTTCTCGTTTGAGGCCTTCTAAATCGCCTTCATTGCCTATTAGGCGTCCGCCCCAAAGTCCCCAACACATACTATGACGCTCGATTTCACTGCGTAACTGCATCAGTGCTCGTTTGGTTTTACGACTTACTATTAAAGCACCAACTGCTCGCATGTTTTTTCCTTAGTGAACAATACGCCAATAACCTTCTTCAAAGATTCCTTCAATGGCCACTACCCAATTAGTGCCAGTATAGTAAAGTTTCTTCATGGTGTTGGCGTTTGTTGTATATTCACTAGCATTTACCGCCGATGCATCAAACGATACTACCCAATTTGTGCCGTTGTATTCAACAATGTCATTGGCGTCGGCTTCAAGCATGCCCCAAGGACCAGTGGCAAAGGGCACAGTATGGTCAGTCAGTAGATATCGTTGACCAGCGGCTGGTGCTGGCAAACTTCCTGCACCAGGCCTACTACGTTGTGGGTTGATAACACCGTTTACCATTAGCACAGTATCCGCAGGCAATGTGTCGGTGTTAAGAGTGTAACTCAACACATTGGGATTGGTTTCTACTTCATTGACAACAACCACTACTTCTTCGGCATTTTCGCTAATTGGATCTGGACCAAGTTTTAACCTGATTTCTGTGATGCCATTTTTCAACCCGCTGTGCATGGCAAAGTGTTCGTGCCAACTCAACAAACTGCCGTCACCTTTGACTTTGTCAATGTTGGTCATGTCGCTGTTTAACAACTCGATGCTGTCTTCGTTTACACGAATATGTCGATCTTCAAAAGTAATCCATTGCCGAACTGGGCTACGGTTAATGCTGACGTTGATAGAGTCAATGTCAATGTCTGCGCCAATGTCAGCATAGGCATTGGCCAAAATACTGTGAATCAATACTTGACGCTTGACTTTGGCAGGCGGACTTAGAAAAATTGGAAGTTGATAGATCAAACTGGCTACATCAATAATTTCGTCGTTGCCCTGCGGAATACTTCTAGCAGTCCAGGTAATGTTGATCAACTCAACCACACCTAAACTGGTCCAGTCAAAGGGGTTTTGGCTACTTTGCAGGTTAACACTGGGATTGAATAACAGTAGGATTTGTTCTAGTAACTGTAGTTTTTGTTCGGTGTTACTGGTCCAAATGTCTACGTTCAATGTCAAGTCATAGGGAATAGGACTGTGTCGTTCTAGAGTGTAGGTTTCACCTACAGTATTTTCATATGTGCCGTCATCTTGATTGTAGAGTTTTTCGTAGACCTGAACACGATCTTTATATGTAGGAGTCATTCTACGTTCGGCATTGGGCAATAATTCAGCAATGTAGCAACTGATAAAAGGAACTGTGTTGATCTTGTTCTCAGAATTTTGTTTTACAATGTGAGAAGCCATTCTACTGGTATCACCATAGCGCACTGGCACTTGGTGATAGTAATCATTACCATTGGCATCCTTGCCCATCTTCACAGAGAAGCCGCCAAACAGTCGCATAAACTGTAGCAACCATCGTCTTAACTGTTGGTCATAAAAATATGTTTGACTCATTATTCGTCAGTCTTTGGCGTTTTTCTAAACACCTGACTCAATGCCTGTCGTTCAGGCACAGATCCAGTGTCAGGGTTTTTACTGCTGGTAGTATTTTCATTGTTAATGAATGTTGATGCGTTGAGTCGAGACTCCTTCCAACCAGGTTGTTCTACAGAATCATAAACTCTATGCCATCTGGTGCCACGATAGACAAACAGTCTATTGGGCAAAAAGTCTGTTCGCATAAAGAAATCACCTTGAGTTGGATTGCCAGGGAATGTCAATCCTGCCTGAACTGTTGATGAATCAGGCACCCAATTGACATCCAATCCAGATTCACCGCTGCCGTCGAATCCATAAACCTTAGGAGGATCAATGACATTATCTGCTTTCCATCCAGCGTTGGGCACTAGTTTTTCAGCACTTTCAATAATGGTATTGGAAATTTCAATTTCCTTCTGATAAGTGCTGAGTGCATTTTTCAAACTGTCTTCGTCTTCGGGGTTACCCAAGATGTTGCGATACTCTTGTGCATCATTGATAGGTGCGGCCTTGATACGCCACAGATGTGGCCACCAAGTTGGACCAAAACCTTCAGCGGCGCGAGCCGCATCTTGCACAGCGTAAAATTTGTTGATGCTTTTGGCAGTGGCATCTAACAGCAGATCATCATTGAGGTGTGGTATTTCAATGACATCACCTGCCATGAGTTTACGACCCAAGCGATCAACCATGTCATTGGTATGAAACGTGATAAACAAAGTATCAGCGTTTAAGAACAAACCAAATTGGCTTAGATCAAAGTCCTGGTCGCTTACATTGTAAGAGCCGCGCAGTTCATATACAGTGGTATCATAAATGCGATCACGGTTTTCCATGAACAGCACGTCTTGGATGTCTAGTTCAGAAATAACATCCTTTTTTGCCAAGTTGGGCTGTGCAGGATCACCAGTTTCACCTTGAGGAGCAGGTCCAAGATACTTGTGGATCAAAATGGTAGTGCCGCCAGCATCAATGGCTTCGCGGATTACGCGGTCCTGGAAATGGTAATCTTGTGTTTTGGCGTTGTTCCAAAGTTGAATTCTAGGCATTGTTTTCCTTGGACCATAATGGTCCACTTTTTGATGTGCTATTTACCGGTCTTGACACGCAAACCAATATGCAGTATAATTAGCCTAGTGTTCATAGAAAGGAACCTCTGCAATGGCCCTAGCAACCAAGCGACGCAAGACTACTACAGCAACAGCACCTGTTTTTGAACCTGTGCATCAGGCCCGAGATTTGGCTCAACGTCCTGTATTCAAACTCAAAGCCATTAAAGTGCCCGCCACGGAAATTCGATCCTCTGGCACCGAAGAACCGCCAATTCCGTTGGACCGTGAAATGACTGACGGTGAACTGGCTCGTATGTTCAACTGGTATAACTACCTCTGCGATAAAAAAGACGCCAGAGAGTGGACCGAGCAGTTGGCTATGGCATATCCACGCAGAAAGCATCTTGTGGCTCGCTACAAGCGCATGCCAGACTGGCAGTTTTCTACAACCATTGGTTGGTTGTCACGCATTATCATGCGTGGTGGACACATTCCTTTGCGTTCAATGCGTTTTGTGGTCAAGACCATGCGTGAAATGGAAGCACAATATCAGAAGTTCACAGCCAACACGCCACAGCCCACTGAAGCCGCGGCGCCAGTCAAAGAACCACCAAACATTCAGGCCCGCTTGGAAGAAAAGTTAAGTGAAGTCATTGGTGAAATTGAAGGAGCAGTTGATGACTATTCAACTCAAAAGAAAGCATTTGACACCTACAAGTTTTTGCAGTCCACTAACCTTGCCGCTAACTTTGCGTCTCGAGTAGGCGATGCATTTGTGCGCCGTATTGCAGAACTTGAGGAATACCTAGAAGGCCGCGATAGCCAACTGCTGGAAGCCTATGCACATCTTGGCAAGCGTGGTGCCAAGGACATGATCAAGTTTTATCAAAGCATCATTGATGGCGCCAATGCCTACAAGACTGCTAAGATTGCCACTCGTGCCAAGCCCAAGCGCAAGCCTGTGCCGCCAGAAAAAGTTGTGCGTAAACTCAATTACCTCAAGCAATTTGAAGAGTTGAAGTTGACCAGCATTGACCCTCGTGATATCCTTGGTTGCACAGAACTTTGGATCTACAATACCAAGACACGCAAGTTGGGTCGCTTTGTGGCTACAACTCATGGAGATGCAGTGATCGCTCCGTTGGGTGTCAAGAACAGCAACATCACTGGGTTTGATGAAAACAAGAGTGTGGCCAAGACACTACGCAAGCCTGCAGAAAAACTTGCTGAGTTAAAGACACAAGGCAAGCCAGGGCTACGCAAGTTTATGGACACCATCAAGAGCGTAGAAACCCGGTTGCGCCCACGCATTTCTCCAGAAACCATCCTACTCCGTGTTGTCAAGTAGGTTTTAACCCAGTGCCTCCGGTAAATAGCAACCGGAGGCACACTAATGGCGGATACTACACAACGCAACAAAGCACAAAAATACATTGAACTAAACCTCGGTGGAGGTATGGTTGATGTTGAACTAGACAAAGAACACTACGACATGGCCATTGACAAAGCCATATCAAAGTATCGTCAACGTTCTAGTCGTGCAGTTGAAGAAAGTTTCATGGTATTGAACTTTGCACCTGGCGAGAATGTTTATACCTTACCTGATGAAGTTTTAGAAGTTCGTAGCGTGTATCGTCGTAGTGCTGGTGGCATTTCAGCCAGCGCCACAGACTTTGAACCATTTGAAGCCGGCTACCTTAACATGTATATGCTAAATGCCTCCAAAGGCGGCGGCCTTGTTTCTTTTGAACTTTACATGGGTCACAGAGAAATGATGGGCAGGATGTTTGGCGCCAACTTAACTTTTACTTGGAACCAGGTAACTAAACAACTCAACCTGCATCGCTACATTCGCAGTGACGAAGGTGTAATTTTACATACCTACAATCACAAGCCCGACGAAGTGCTATTGTCAGACACCAGTTCAGCACCGTGGATCAAAGACTATGCACTGGCCACTGCCAAAATGGCACTGGGACAGGCCCGTAGCAAGTTTGGTCAGTTGGCTGGCCCACAAGGTGGTGTGCAGTTAAACGGCAATGACTTGATTACTCAAGCCCAGGCCGAAATTGAAAAACTTGAAGAAGATCTCAAAACCTATGCCGAAGGCGGAACACCCCTAGGCTTTATCTTTGGATAATCATTGACAAACTCAGTTAGTCATGTTAAAATTCTAACATGACTAAAATTATTGGCATCTGCGGCTTCATAGGTTGTGGCAAAGACACAGCCGCAGATTATCTTGTGAACTTCCACGAATTTCGCAGAGACTCATTTGCCGCTACCCTCAAAGATGCTGTGGCCGCAGTATTTGGTTGGGATCGAGAACTGCTTGAAGGCCGAACCAAACAAGCCAGAGAGTGGCGAGAGCAAGTAGATCCGTGGTGGGCACAACGTCTTGACATGCCTACGCTAACACCACGCTGGGTGTTGCAGTGGTGGGGCACAGAAGTATGTCGCAAGAGTTTTCACGATGACATTTGGATTGCCAGTCTGGAACACAGGCTACAAAGCACACAAGACAGCATTGTAATTTCAGACTGTCGTTTCCCCAACGAAATACGGGCTATTAAAGAATCGGGCGGCCAAGTAATTTGGGTGCAACGTGGTAGTTTACCTGAATGGTATGATCTTGCTGTTCGTGCCAATTCCAATGATCAGTCAGCAAAAGCAGAATTGGTAAGTAAAGGTATACATGCCAGTGAAACAGCCTGGGTTGGCACACAGTTTGACCAAGTAGTAGACAACAATGGCACTATAGAGCAACTCTATAAACAATTGTCCAGCATTGTCCAGTAAATCCCAAAAAACCGCTGTTTCTATAAATAGGCCCATTTTTAAGCCCTAACGACTAAATATCACCGAGCAAGGGCTGATGCCCAAGAATACATATCGGAGATATAACATGCCTCAACTCGTTTCCCCAGGCGTCAGCGTATCAGTAATTGACGAAAGTGCATACGCTTCAGCCGGTAACGGAACCGTGCCAGTCATCGCCGTTGCTACCAGATCTAACAAGGCAGCACCTGACGGCACTACAGCACTTTACACCACTGCCGCGTATGCTAACAAACCACTGACACTTACAAGTCAACGTGAACTTGTTCAGTTGTTTGGCGAGCCTAAATTTACAATTGTTGACGGAACAGCAGTTCAAGGTCACGAACTCAATGAGTATGGACTATTAGCCTCTTACTACTACCTAGGAGTTGCTAACCGTGCAATCATCATTCGCGCAGATTTAAACATGGAAGAATTGGAACCATTGGCAGAAGCACCAAATGGTCCACCAGCCGCCAATACATTTTGGCTTGATACCAGTGCTTCATCATGGGGCCTATTTGAAGGCGACGGCAGTAACTGGGTTGCCAAGGCAGTAGAATTGTTCGACGGTGTTCCATTTGGCGGCAGCGACGGCGACTATGCTCTTGACATTTCAAACGTAACCAAAGAATTTTATAAAAACGTTGCAGGCGATTGGAAGAAGGTAACTTCAGCCGACCTGGGCAAAACTGTTACATGTTCACCACATTATCAGTATCCAACACCAACATTGGGTAATGTATGGTTCAAAACAACCAGCCCCAACAATGGTCTAAACCTTGTTGTTAAAAAATACAGCGCATCAACCAAGTCATGGGCAATCCAAACAGTAGGACCAAACAATCCTGATCAGCGAGTTGCATTTGGTAGCGACTCTGATGCTACTGTGGCATTTGACACAGCACTAACAGCCGGCGACATTTATGTATTGGTAACATCAGGCACTGAAGCAAAATTTGCATTGCGTCGTTACACCAGTTCATGGGGAACTATGGATTATGAAGTGTCTCCAACAGCACCAGTGGGCGATACAACTGATGGTCGCTTGTGGTATGATGCTGGTGATATTTGCGACATCTATCGAAAGACATCTGCAGGTTGGGAGCCAGTGGGCGCAAGTAATATCACTGTTGACACCATTGAACCAATCAGCCCTGGCGTAAACGATGTATGGGTTGATACCAATGACATGGCCAACTTCCCAGTAATCAAAGTTTACGATGGCCTAGGTTGGGTCCAGCACGATAACGCAGACCAAACAACACCAAATGGTGTGTTGTTTGCAGATTTAACATCATCATTCCAAGACAATTCAGGTATGGGTGGTGTTGCAACACCAATGGATGATGAAGCACCCAACGACAACTTCTATCCAGAAGGCATGTTGGTATTCAACACAGCAGTAAGTTCCGGCAATGTCAAGCGTTGGAACGCTGAAGCAGGTCACTGGCAGAGTGAATCAGGCAACTATGATTCAGGTCCCAAAGCAGGTGCCGCATACATGCGTGACAAAGCACAGCGTCGTGTAGTGGTCAAGCGTCTACAAGCCGCATTGGCAGGAACCGAAGAGTTGCGTGAAGAAACACTGACATTCAACTTGATTGCTTGCCCTGGTTATCCAGAAACCATTGATGAAATGTTGACATTGAACGTTGACCGTAAGGAAACAGCGTTTGTTATTGCCGACTCACCAATGAAGTTGGTTAATCGTGTAGCAGATATCAACCAGTGGGCACTAGGCACAAGTGCTGGCACCAATGGCGAAGATGGTCTTGTTACAAGAAATGCCGCAATTGCTGTTTACTATCCAAGTTGCTTGTCAACAGATCTCGAAGGCAATGACGTAGCAGTTCCAGCAAGTCACGCTGTATTGCGTGCCTATGCCTACAACGACCAAGTGGCGTATCCATGGTTTGCACCAGCAGGTTTAACTCGCGGTGTTGCCAGCGGTATCAGTAACTTTGGTATTGTTACAAGCGAAAACGAATTCAAGCCAGTGGCATTGAACAACGGTATGCGTGATGCGCTCTATGAAAAGAACCTCAACCCATTGGTCAACTTCCCAGGGCAAGGTTTGTATGTTTGGGGCCAAAAGACACTACACCCATTTGCTTCAGCACTTGATCGTGTAAACGTTGCTCGTTTGTTGGCTTACTTGCGTGAGCGTTTTGATGTGATTGCTCGTCCGTTCATATTTGAACCCAACGACAAACGCACTCGCGATCGCGTATTGAATGTGTTCAATGGCTTCCTAGCAGATATGATTTCCAAACGAGCACTTTATGATTTCTTGGTAGTGTGCGATGCTACCAACAACACTCCTGCTAGAATTGATAGAAACGAACTATGGATTGACGTGGCAATTGAGCCAGTTAAAGCCGCAGAATTCATCTACATTCCAATCCGTGTTGTCAACACTGGCGCGATTGCCAATGGAACTCGCTAAATAGAGCCAAGGAGATAATTCAAAATGGCAGTCGATCTAAGCAAGTTTAACGTTCCAGGCGCTGGAGAAGCATCGTTGGTGCAACCTAAACTATCATATAGATTTAGGGTTACATTAACAGGTTTTGGAGGCGACTCAGCCTCTGACGAAGTGTTGACACTTACTAGTCAAGTGGTAAGTGTTAGCCGACCAAGCCTAACACACGACGATGTGGTAGTGGACGTTTATAACTCAAGAATTTTCCTAGCAGGCAAGCACACATGGGATCCTATTACACTCACAGTTCGTGATGACGTAACAGGCAATGTTGCTCGTGCAATTGCCAAACAGTTACAGCAACAGGTTGATCATGCAGGTCAAACCGGTGCCAAGACTGGCCAAACCTACAAGTTCTCAATGGGTATTGAAAACCTAGACGGAACCGAATCGGCTTCAATCCTTGACAAGTGGACTTTGGGTGGTTGTTATATTCAAAACGTAAACTACGGTGAAAACAACTATGCCACAAGCGATCCTTTACAGATCACACTACAGATCAAGTATGACAATGCTAACCTCGATGTAGAGGACGCTCCAATGTTAGAAGGCAATAATGGTCAGAACAGTGGTGACGGCGCTAACAGCGGCGGCCAGGAAGATTCCAGCATCTAACATTAAAACAGTAGTTTTACTGTAGTCATAAGTATGTGCAAGACGGAGACGTTTTGCCTACAAGAGAAAGCAAAAGGGCTCCTAGAGCCCTTTTGTTTTGGACAGCAATGCCAAGAGTATTTGAAACCGAGCCAACAAATCTTGCTACCATGAAATTTGGTATCAGTGATGATGCTGGCGCCCAGGTCTCCACAAGCCATCCTTATTACAAATGGACGTGGACAGCAACCTTTGAATTTGACAGCGGCGCATCTAGCGCCACTGACAACGATACCAGCCAAGGTCAAACTGCCAAAGATGTCAATGATATCACTTTAAAAACTTTTGAATTACCACGCTGGACAACTGACGTGCAGGTCGTAAATCAATACAATCATAAAACTATTGTGCAAACTAAACTAAACTACGAGCCTATCACTATTAGTTTTTATGATCAACAAAACGATGCAGTTGACAAACTTATTTGGGATTTTGTCAAAGGACAGTTTGATCCCAATGATGCAAGTAAAAAAGGTGAAATCAAACCTTTGACGGTTGTGGTCAAAATGCATAGACATAGTGCAGGAGAGTTAGAAAGTAAACCTAAGACCTACACATTGGGCAAAGCCTACATTGTAGATGCTCAGCACGATACACTGGACTATTCAACCAGTGATGTGGTGCTATGGACCATAACATTAAGATACGAAACGCTGGAAACTGAAGACTTTGCTGGCGAGCCACCAAAACAATCAACTGGCATCGCGGCCAAAGAGAACACTCCACCTGCTCCTGCCACACCTACCACACCTGCGCCTGCCGCAACGCCTCCAATGGAACCAATACCAGATGCAAGTCCAAGTTTGCTAGATTTGGAGTTAGGCAACACAGGAACAATCAACTACAATCCAACAGGACTTGCACAAGTGCTTGATCAACAGCGTAGTAGGGCCAGACCCACCAGAGAAACAACACCACCAGGGCCACTGAGTGGCGACACTGGTTATGGCTATACTGGATATGAAAGTGCATTCATTCCCACAGTTCCAGGACTCAATGGTGCCGACGTTGGTAGTCCATCCACAGGTGCCAATGGCACTAGACCTGCTCCTACCAACAACCGTGTTGACAGAACTACCGCAGTAAACAATAGCACAGTCAAGGTTGAACGTCAAGGTAATACCACAAGAATTACTGAAACCAGAGAACTCACAGGTGAAGAAGCACGTCAGGCCAGAAATGAACTTGATAGACGCATGGCAGATTCAAGAGCCCGTCGCTTGGGTTATCCCAATGACGCCGCATATCAACGTGCAAGAGCAAACAACTTACGAACTCTAGACAGACGCACTGGAAATGATTTCTAACTATGACATACAAAGTAATACCTCAAGTTGACTTTGATCGTGCAGTTCAAAAACTGTTGTCATTGGGACTGGCCAGATCTCCTGCTGAAAACATTGTTTTGAGTTTGTGGAAAGCCAGTGTTGACCTTAACATGGATTTTAGAAAGTTGATAGATCAGTCAACCGCCAACGGGAAATTAGATGTCAGCCAGGCTGTGCTTGATCGCCTCAATAGAAATGTTCCTCGAAATGTTCGTTATAAAAAGAAAGTGCCCATCAAGTCAGGGCCAATATTCCGCAGAGAACTACGCTACAACGAATACCAATACATCACTGAAGATGAAGTTCCGCTGATTTCAGAAAGTGAACAACCTTTACTAAAAGAGTAAAGCATGGCCAAGAATTACACACAAGGCTATTACACTATACTGAATCCACAAAAGTATATAGGATCAGGTAGCCCAAAATATCGATCAGGTTGGGAACTCACATTTATGAGATTTTGTGACAACAATCCTAACATTACCAGTTGGGGCAGTGAGTGTGTGCGTATTCCTTATAGAAATCCTTTCACAGGCAAAGACACATTTTATGTGCCAGATTTTTTGGTAACCTATCAAACCAAAGAAGGCGCACGTCGGGCAGAACTCATTGAAATTAAACCCAGGTCACAGGTCACGTTAGAAACTGCTCGTAGCACACAAGACAAGGCCGCAGTAGTGCTTAACATGGCCAAATGGGAAGCCGCACGTCGATGGTGTGCCAGCAAAGGTGCTACTTTTAGAATATTAACCGAAGAAGATATCTACAACAAGGCTACATCCAAGCCAGTTCAGAAACGCACCAGCCGCCGCGGATAACATAAGTAGTGGCATGACCAAAAAATTGGAAGAGGTTTTTGGGTTCATTCCAGAAAATGATCCACAAGTGGCCTCCCTAAACACACAATCATCTGAACCAGCATTACCTGCTGAAGTTCAGGATGAATTGACTGTGGCGCAAGCAACCATTGACATGGCCGATCGTATTGATGTTGCGTTACCCACAGTCACTGATATGGCCTCCGCCGAGCGCGAGTTAGACAGTCTTGCCAAAACTGCTCAAGATCAAAGCGAACGTCTAATGGATCTTGGCTTCAACGTTGACGATAGAAATGCCGGCAAAATCTTTGAGGTTGCCGCACAACTACTAAAAACTGCTGTAGATGCAAAAACTGCCAAAATTGAGAAAAAACTCAAAATGGTAGAACTACAGTTGCGTAAAGCCCGATTGGATTCAGATAAAAAAGGCGATAGTGCAAATCCCGGCTTTATTGATGCCGAGGATGCAGTGGTAGCAAACCGCAATGATATTGTTAAAGCCATATTAAACCGTGTGGGTCAGAATAAATAGCACCATGAGAGGATTTAATCATGCCCACACTATTAGAGTATATCAATCAACTTCAGCGTGAGCATCGCTACCGCATCAAAATGGTGTTCGCACCATCAGAGCGCCAACTAGAAAGCATTGAGCGTCATATGAAAAAGTATGATGCGCTGGAAGTAGGCCGTCCTGAGAAATTGATGCTACAAAGCATGCCACCTGATTTCCCGCAATATGGCGGTCACGAAATCGTCCTAGTTGACGTAGTGACTCGCATACCTGTTAGCCCTGCAATGCTCGAAGCCGAACTTCGTGGTTTGCTCATGGTGCCAGAAGGCACTCTTAGAGCATTCAGCCACGATGATCCAATCGTTCAGCAAGAAGAAACCGAAGAACCCGGCGAGTATGAAGTCAAAGTAGGCGCCGACTATTCAGACAAAGAAGCCAATCCAGTCAAAGCAGAAGATGTTGCTGGTGACGCTTATGTAGAGAAAGTTTTAAAAGACGCGGCCAAAGATGACCGTAGAAAAGTAGTCTTAGCCAAAGAAACAGACGCCAAGACATCAGGACCTGTGTTGAATGACAAGTCATCATCAGCCAGCCCATTAACTAAAGCAAAAGGTTGATAGATCATGGACGATATTAAACGTGCCCTTGAAAGCATTTATGCTATTCAAAATCAACAACAGGCCACTGAGGAATCTGTTGGAAACATTGGTGAAGCACCATCAGGTGCTCAATCCGCTCAAGTAAATCTTGACAAGGATGTAGAACTCCAGGGCTCCTTCAATGCCAAAACATTTGGTGCATTGCTGGGCATGGATTCCAGCGAAGCCAGTTTGTTGGCCAGTTTCTTGGCCAAGCACAAAAATGGCATGCAACCAAGTCGCAACGAGTTGTTGGCCGCCGCTGATGTGTTCCGCGCACTTATTGATGCAGAGACACAGGTGACCACACAGGCATTGTCTATGCTACGAAGAATTCATGCAGACACAGCCGAAGGTGCTTATGAGTCAGTGGAAGATGAAATTGCACAAGTGGTCGACGAAAGTATTCGTATCACTAAGGAAGGTGTTGAAGAATGCTGGGGCGATATGGCTGCTCCTGCGGCTCCTGCACAGGCCGGAGAAACAATGACTGTAAACATTTCTATGCCCAACAAGAACATCAGCGTAACCACAGACTCAGTTGATGAGATCATGAATGTTCTTAAACTTGCTGGCATTGCAGTAGGCACCACAGAACCTGCTGTTGCAGAACCTGAAGCACCTGCGGCAGATGCAGAACCTGCCATGGTTGGTGCACCTGTTGCTCCTGTAGCCGATACACCCACTGGCATTGCAGGTGACGTAGACGGTGATGGTGATCACGACAAGGCTGATCATGACGCAGAAGAACCAGCCGACGACGAAGAAGAAAAAGACGACAAGGCCATCATGGGTGCCAAGGAGTCAGCCAAACCTGATTACAACGACGTTGACAAAGACGGCAACGAAAAAGAATCTTGGGAAGATGCTGAAAAAGACAAGCAGAATGAATCATTGTCACAGCACGATGAAATCAACTATAGATTGAATGCCAACAGAGAGCCAACACAACAAGAATTAGATTTGCCTGGAGTGCAGTATGACCCAGACACTGGCATGATTGCTGTGAAAAACGCTACATCACTGGCCAACACACACCGTGCTTTGCAAAAAGCAGGTTGGGAACAGTATACTAGAAACAAAGGTCAAGCCGGCGCAGGACATGCTGGAGACTCTGCTTACCAACTTGAAAACCAGCGTATCCTACAATTGGCTGGCGTCAACGAAAGCGAGACTCTAAGCGAAGGTCTAATTGACATGCTCAAGGCCAAAGTGTTGCCAAAAGTAACACAATTGCTTGGTGCCGAACTTGAAGGCATTGCAAAGAAAATTAAAATAATCACCGGCGACGATTTGTCATTGACAAAGGACAATGCTATCAAAGTTGCCAAAGCCTTTGGTTTTGACAAATTAGTAGATCAACAAACTGCTCCTCAAGAAGCAGAATTTGCTGTTGCAGGTAACTGGCAAGGCAAGTTGATTCAGTTGTTATATGCCGCAGGCATTGGTGCTAGTGGCGCAGGTATGGCTGCATTTGGTGGCGGAACACTTGTTGTCTTAGGTGCAATTGGATTTATTTTGTTGATGGGTGCTCAAGCAGTTTTTGGAGGACACCGCGGACAAGTTGGTGCCATGGGCAATTATGGCAATCAAGGAACATCAATGAAAAAAGGTCCTGGAGCAATGGATGCCATGGAAAGCGACAGAATCCTACAACTTGCAGGACTAGGTGAAACCAAATTGGCCAACAGTCCAGCCTGCACTTCAATGGACGAGCCAACTGAGTTTGATAGCCTACCCAGCGAAAAGGGCACAGGTGCTGGCAAGCCCGACTACGGCACACGTCAATCAAACATGGGCGGTGAGAACCCAATGGCTCTGCATAGCCTAGATATGGAAGAGTCATTCCAGCAGGCCATGGGCGAATACAGAAAATTTGTTGCTGAGAATATCAGCAATAAAAAGTAATCAAGGAGGCCCTCCTTGGCCTTAGAAAACGTTTTTGTAAAGTCACCATTCACTGTAGAAAAGTTCACGGACGATCAAGTCCGTGAACTTGCCTTGTGTGCTCAAGATCCAGTTTACTTTATTGATACCTATTGTTGGGTGCAACACCCAATTCGAGGCAAAGTAAAATTTGAACTCTACGATTATCAGCGTGAACTAATTCGTTGCTATCACGAGAATCGTTACAGCATCAACATGCTGGGACGACAGATGGGCAAGACAGCCTGTGCCGCTGCCTACCTGGTTTGGTTTGCCATGTTCATTCCAGACTCCACAATTCTTATTGCCGCGCACAAGTTTGCCGGTGCTCAGGAAATCATGCAACGTGTTCGTTATACCTACGAAACACTACCTACATGGCTCAAAGCCGGTGCTACCAGTTACAACAAAGGTAGCATAGACTTTGACAATGGCTCACGCATTGTGTCAACTACCACCACAGAAACAACTGCTCGTGGTATGTCATTGTCATTGATCTACTTAGACGAGTTTGCATTCGTTAAGCCGCGCATTGCCAGCGAGTTCTGGACTTCTATTTCACCTACACTATCAACTGGTGGTAAGTGTATTATTACAAGCACACCAAACCAAGATGATGATCAGTTTGCTAGAATCTGGAAAGAAGCAGAAAAGAAAGAAGATGAATACGGTAATGCAGGTCCTACACTTCGTCTAGGACGCAACGGTTTTGCCAATATCAAGTTTACCTGGAGTGAACATCCTGAGCGCGACGAAGCCTGGGCACAGATGGAACGCAACAAGATTGGTGAAGAGCGATTCCGTCGTGAGCATGAATGCGAATTTATTATCGCTGATGAAACTCTTGTAAATGCACTTAAACTGGTCAACATGAACAGCCGAGATCCTATTCAGCGTTTGGGTCAAGTTCGTGTGTATCAACCAGTGTCACCGGGGTCTTATGTTATAGGTTGGGATCCAAGTCTTGGCACAGGTGGCGATATGGCCGCTATTCAAGTTTTTAAATTGCCTTATCTAGAGCAAGTGGCAGAATGGCAACACAATAAAACTTCAGTGGAAGGCCAACTTAGGACTTTGGTCACAATGCTAAAATGGCTCAAGGATGAAACCGGCTCAGACGCTGAAATTTACTGGAGCGTGGAAAACAACACCATTGGCGAAGCCGCATTGGTCTGCATACGTGAATACGGTGAAGAACATATTCCTGGCACCTTTGTGCAGGAAATACGCAAGGCTGGACAAAGCCGTGGCCGTCGTGGTTTTAACACCAGTCACAAGAGTAAAATGACTGCTTGTATGCGCCTAAAGAGTTATGTAGAAGGCGACAAAATGGTCATACACAGCAACAACCTGTTGCGCGAACTCAAAAACTTTGTGGCTCGTGGCGCTAGTTTTGCTGCCAAAGAAGGCGAAACCGACGACCTAGTTTTGGCAACAATTTTGTGCTTGCGAGTCACAGAAGTAGTCATGAGTTGGGATCCCAGCACCTACGAGCGCCTGGTAAATGCCGGCACAGATGAAATTTTAAAACCCATGCCAATTGGGTTCTTATAAACTAAATAGTCCACTATGGCATTAGAACAAGACGTCAACAAAGCAATTGCATCTACTTTAGCCGGTATGAGTCATGCAGTAACCATGCGCGACACTGACGGCAAACCCACTATGGATGGAGAGAATGCAGTTTATCTGTATCTCAAAGACAAGAACGTTATGGTCAATGTTCTGCACAAGAACACAGACGTAGAAATTTGGTTTGATCCTGATCAAGTTGAAAAAGACTGGATCAAAACAGAACTCAGACCGCATGTAGAGGGCGCAGTTAAAAACTATCTTTACGGCGTGACCACACGCAGTTACAACGGCGATATTGAACCCAAGCAATTTGTTCATAGAACTGCCGTCTCAGAGAGTCGTAATACTACCAAAACCAGTTATCACCCATTGGGCGAAACCAAAATCATTATACGTCACAGCAAAGCAGTGACAGAAGAAAAGCCTGGTGCCCGCAGTCGCAACATTGGTGATATCTTTATTGAACATCGTGGCGAGCGTATTCGTTATCCACACAAGCACCTCATGGGTGCTAGAGTCATGGCTCTGCATGTTGACCAAGGCGGCAAGCCCTGGGACGACCTTGGCGAAAAGATCATTGAACTAAGTCGTAGACGCAAAGAGATCATGGAACTGCTACGTTGGAGCAATTGTTTAGATACAACCAGCCAACTAGAAGAAATCAAGAGCCGTGGTAGAACCGAAGTCATGATGATCAAACGCATGATGGAACGTGCGGCTCGCACAGGCAATCTTGAAGGTGTTGTTGAGTATCAACTACCGGCTCGCCAGCCAGTGACCGAAAACGAATTGGACATCATCACCAAGCGACACCTAAAGGTCAATGCCATTCCAGGCCTTGAACTGATCCGTCCGCAAGGACTAGTTACTGAAGTTTTGGCTAATTTTACCAAAACCCTACTCTAAAGTGCATTTGACCGTTTTATGGTCAAATGAGCACTTGATTTCTCCCATAAACTATAAGTATAATACAACTTGTGTCTAGTAGAATAGACATTGGTTGTTTGGCTCACTAGAGACTAACATTGGCTTATCTTAAGGAGATAACATTATGGCTTCATTAGCAGAAATTCGTGCTCGCCTTGCCGAGCAAGCAAAAAAGTCCGGCGGCAATGCCGGCGGTGGTGACAACTCTATTTTCACCCACTGGAACATTCCCGAAGGCACTTCCGCAACACTACGTTTCCTACCCGACGGCGACGACTCCAACACTTTCTTCTGGCGTGAGCGTCAGATGATGCGTTTTGAGTTTGCTGGCATCAAGGGCGGTGACGAGACCAAGAAGGTCATTGTGCAGGTTCCTTGCGTTGAAATGTGGAATGAAACTTGTCCAGTTCACGCAGAAATCCGTCCTTGGTTCAAGGATCCTAACATGGAAAAACTTGGACGCAAGTATTGGAAAAAGCGCAGTTATGTTTTCCAGGGCTTTGTTGTCAACAGCCCCATCGACGAGGAAAATCCTCCAGAGAATCCTATCCGTAGGTTCATTATTTCACCTCAGATCTTTACCATCATCAAGCAAGCATTGATGGATCCTGAGATGGAAGAACTGCCTACCGACTATGAGCGTGGCACTGACTTCCGTCTTAACAAGACTCAGAAGGGCGGCTACGCAGACTACTCCACCAGTTCATGGGCTCGTAAGGAACGTAGCCTCAATGAGCAAGAGTTGGAAGCCATCCAGAAACATGGCTTGTTTAACCTCAACGACTTTATGCCCAAGCGTCCCAGCAAGGATGACATGGATGCCATCGTTGAAATGTTCCACGCCAGCGTAGATGGTCAATTGTATGATCCTGATCGTTGGAGCAAGTTCTATCGACCCAGTGGTGTTCAAGTAGCCGGCACCGGCGCTTCAGCAGATGCCGACGAGGACACACCAGCACCCGCCGCTACTCGCCCTGCCGCAGTAGCAAAGCCTGTGGTAGACACTAGTCGAGAAGAATCCAAGCCTGCTCCAGCAGTAGAAGTTAAGGCCGAAGAAGTTGCCGGCGCTAAACCCAGCGTCGATGACATCTTGAAGATGATTCGCAATCGTCAAGGCGCCAAGTAAACAAATTGGCTGAGGGGAGGCACTAGCCTTCCCTCTTTTAACTCTACGAGGATAAAATGGCACAAAAAGCATTTGATGTAAGTAAATTTAGAAAAAGCCTGACCAAGGCTGTGCCTGGCATGAGCACAGGCTTTAATGATCCACGTGATTGGATCAGCACAGGCAACCACACGCTCAACTACCTAATGACCGGTGATTTCAATCGCGGTGTTCCACTAGGCAAGGTAACAATGTTTGCCGGAGAGTCTGGCTCTGGCAAGAGTTATATCTGCTCAGGCAACTTGGTTAGAAACGCACAACAAGCAGGCATTCTTCCTGTAATCCTAGACAGTGAAAACGCTCTAGACGAAGATTGGTTGCAGGCATTGGGCATTGACACCGCACCCGACAAGTTGATGCGATTTGGTGTCAGCATGATCGACGAAGTGGCCAAGTTCATTTCTGAGTTCATGAAAGAGTATAAGGACTCTTACAGCGAACTACCCTATGAGGAACAACAAAAGGTTTTGTTTATTGTTGACTCTGTGGGCATGTTGCTGACTCCCACTGATATCAATCAGTTTGAAGCCGGCGACATGAAAGGTGACATGGGTCGTAAGGCCAAGGCACTTACAGCACTGATCAAGAACACAGTGAACCGCATTGCACCACACCCCATTGGTCTTGTAGTCACTAACCACACATACGCAAGTCAAGACATGTTTGATCCTGATGACAAAATCACTGGTGGACAAGGCTTTATCTATGCCAGTTCAATGGTAGTTGCCATGAAGAAACTCAAACTCAAAGAGGATGAGGATGGCAACAAGACTTCAACTGTGCAGGGTATCCGAGCCGCTTGTAAGATCATGAAAACACGCTATTCAAAGCCGTTTGAAAGTGTGCAGGTCAAGATTCCTTATAACTCAGGTATGGATCCATATTCTGGTCTAGTTGAGTTGTTTGAAGATCGTGGCTGGCTCAAGAAGGAAGGCAATAAACTGGCCTATACTACAGTTGATGGTGAAGTGATCAAAGAATTCCGCAAAGGTTACACTGACGAAATTCTAGACCGCATCATGGCTGATGTTGTGGCTCGTGGTCAAGACATGGCTTATCAAGGTGCTATCAACGTCAAGGATCAAGCCAGCGATGAACCTTCAGAAGATTGAAGGCCAAGAATCTTGGTTGAGAGAGCAAGGGGCTAAAATTGTCAATCGACGCCCCTTGCGTCGTGCATTTTTTCTTCCTCCTTGGAAGTTCAACGAGGAAGATAAATTTGCTGAACCCAGCGCAGTAGAAGATGTAGCCTATACCATTGAAGTCACTGGAACAATGGTCCATCGCTGGATGCAGTTCCAAAGCAGGCTCATGCATATCATTGAGCATGCAGACCGCAACAATGGATTACCAACTGTATACCTAACTGAGACTCGAGAACGGCACGAAAAACTCTTGGAAGAAAATCCCATGTATCAACAGGCATGGCAAGAGTTCCAAGAGATCCGAACATTGCTGGGCGAAAGCAGGCATTGGCCTTGACACCTTGGGCTAAACCTGCTACAATACATGTGTAGGAGATTATATGGGCATCAAGCACAAATTTTTATCATGGCTAGAACGACACGATCGAAAACGTGTGATTTTGGACCGGCAAAGCAATGAACCTTATTTGGAACGCTATTATCTCTTCCTTAAAGACAGAGACCGTTTCCCCTTTAATGTATTCCTGCATAGGTTTCTTAAATCAGACCCCGATGATGTGCATGATCATCCATGGCCTTACGCTACAGTTATCCTAAAGGGTGGATACTGGGAATGGACTCCGGAATTTGACAGCACAGGCAAAAAGATCAGCGAAACCCGTCACTGGCGTAGTCCAGGGCATTTTAGAACCTGCCGTGCCACTTCTTACCATAGAATTGAATTGGATCCTGCCGTGGAATGTTGGACATTGTTCATGCCAGGCCCTCAAAAACGAGAGTGGGGATTCTTAGTAACAGAAAAAAGCCAAGATCGTTGGATACACAATGATGAATATTTGGCTTCACGAGCACAATTAAGAAACTAAGTATGCCTGCCAAGTCTGGCACAGTATATGGAGACCCAACAACAAATGAGCGAATACACTGGAGAAATGTTAGCAGAAATTTGGAACGCTATGAAGCCCTATATCGATAGGAAGGAGCGTCTAGATGCCGCAACATCTTTTTTACGAGCAACCGAAGACTTTACCAATATTGAAGACTTCCGCAAAGACCTAACCGGCATTGATTCAAGCCTGGATACTGCACTAGCGGAAATGTTTGGTGAGGAAGAAGGTTATGTTGATGACGAAATTGAAGACAGCGAAGATTACTAATGAGCCAATGGTTTAGACGAGTTCAAAGCGATATTTCATCCTTGCCCGACTGCATTGCCTACTTTGAAACAGAGTTGGCAGATGCTAGACGAGAGTTGAAGATGGACGGAAGTCTAGAACGTGCCAGCAGAGAAATGCCAGGCATTGTGGAATACCGTTTCAATCAACTGCAAGAGATTGAAGCAATCCTTGAACACCTAAACCTTGAATTGCGTAAGGTTCGTGCCGCCAAGTTCCGTCAGTTTACCGAACACTATAACCGCACACTCACAAGCCGAGATGCAGAAAAGTATGTGGATGGTGATCCTGATGTCTGCGACATGGACTCAATTGTCAATGAGTTTGCCTTGATCAGGAACAAGTTTTTAGGTCTGGTCAAGGCCATTGATTCAAAACAGTTTCAAATTAACAATGTGACCAAACTGCGAGTAGCGGGCTTGGAAGATGTAGAACTACGTTGACGTGAACCAAGAAATACTAGAGGCTTTAAAGAAGTTTGATTGGCAAACTATCATTGACTATGGACAAAGCCTAGAAGATCTAAACGATCGGCAATGGCGTTTTCTCAAAGGCCTAGTAGCCGAACTCACTGTAGAAAAAAATGCTGTAGATGGACTAGTATATGTTGGCCATGATCATTGCGACTTTGTTTGGCCCAAGTATAACGTCACTGTAGAACTCAAAAGTCAACTCAGTGGACCACTTTATGGCAAGCGTGGCGGTATTGCCAAACAAATTTCAATCAAGTTAAACAACAGCAATGGCACCAACAAGCAGATTGCACTAGATCCTCAACAAGTGGCCGACATCTTGATTGTGGTCAGAAACAATGGTGTGTTTGCACTGACCAAGGACACAGTTCTTAAAACAGCCTATTGCGGTGGCGACGGGTGGGAAGTGCGACTACACAGAGATCATCACCTAAGTGAAATTTATCTGCTGTCTGGTGCAGTAACCAGGCATACAGTTTACCAATCAAAATTAAAAGAAAAGGTATTGGACGCAATTCGTCAAGAAATACCAGGCCCAAAAGTGTTGTAAAAAAGCCACATTTTTGGGCTATTTTTGTGGCTAAAAACCCACAAAAAAAGTGCTTTAAAATCAATGACTTACAGCACCCCTAAAAATCACCAAAAAAGTGGCAAAAAACGGTTGACCTTAGGCCCAAAATCCAGCATAATATACACATGATGCAAAACAAGGCCCAAACTCAGCAGATGTTGCAGAAATGCAACACCGCTAAAAACCGTCAAAAAACGGTTGACTTTTGGCTCCAGTGAGTGCATAATAGATATTGTAGTAGATGTTCAACCCACGCGAAACGGAGTAAACTATGTCAGCATACATCACCATCAAACGCGGTTCTTACCGTAATTTCAACATCAGCAATCAAACGTTCCAACTGATTGCTGACTTCAAAGAAGGCACCAAAGGCGGCTATGTTACCGTTCTTGCCGACGAAAGCCTTGGCGAGTTCGCAGGCCGCGAAGTTCGCGTCAAAGTCAATTCCATGCGCGATGTCGAGCCAGCCAGCGCCGCTGACTGTGCTACCTCCAGCATTGAAAGCAACACCAACTCTCCCAAACGAAAGGAAGTCAAAGTGCAAGAAACTGACGAACAAGCCATTGAGCGCATCCGTGAACGTTTTGACATCTTGGAAGAAATGACGGAAGGTGCTGTGGATGGTTCCGTTCGTGCCATGATTGTTGTTGGCCCTCCTGGAGTTGGCAAGTCGTATGGTGTTGAGCGAGTGCTGGACAAGGCCGCTATGTTTGACAAGATTGGCGGCAAGCGTCCTCGCTACGAAGTGGTCAAAGGTGCGATGAGTGCCATTGGTCTCTACTGCAAACTCTACAATTATGCTGACGCTGGCAATGTGCTGGTGTTTGACGACTGCGACAGCGTTCTGCTTGATGACTTGTCGCTGAACATTCTCAAGGCGGCTTTGGACAGTTCCAAGAAGCGCACCATCTGCTGGAACACTGACAGCCGCATGTTGCGTTCGGAAGGTGTGCCTGATCGCTTCGAGTTCAAAGGTAGTGCAATCTTCATCACCAACATCAAGTTTGAGCATGTCAAGAGTGCTAAGTTGAAGGATCACTTGGGTGCATTGGAAAGCCGTTGCCACTACTTGGATCTGACTCTGGATACCACTCGTGACAAGATGCTTCGCATCAAGCAGATCATGACAGACGGTATGCTGGACCACTATGACTTCAGCGACGCTGAGAAGACCGAGATTTTTGAATTTGTTGATGGCAACAAAGACAAACTCCGCGAACTCAGCCTTCGCACCGTGATCAAGATTGCGGACTTGAAGAAGATGACAGGTGCTGGTGACAAGTGGAAGCGACTTGCTGAGACCACTGTTATGAAGCGTGGCGACTAAAAGTTACCCCTGCCGTGTGCGTAACGGGCGATGCCAATAAGACCCGTTTCGTTAAGGAGTTTTAAATTGCGTAAACTAGCAACCATTAGAACAATCGATTCAGTTAGACCCATTGCTGGCGCCGATGCCATTGAGTGTGCGGTGGTTGGTGGTTGGACGGTAGTTACCAAGAAGGGTGAATACCAGCCTGGTGACCTTGCTGTCTACTGCGAAATTGATAGTTGGATCCCACATGAGTTGGCCCCGTTCCTTAGTAAGGGACAAGAGCCCAAGGAATTTGAAGGTGTGCGTGGTGAGCGTCTGCGGACTGTAAAGTTGCGTGGCCAAATTAGCCAAGGACTGCTACTGCCTATCGATACCTTGCCTGCTGATGATTCTTTCAATGGTGCTTGGGC